AGGCACTAAGTCTAAAGCCTTCCAACAAGAAGTATTAGGTATTAAGAACATAGATAAACTGGTTCCAGAAAAAGATGATATTGACCTTCTAGATCCTGTAGCAGAAAATATGAATATGCTAAACAGCAAGCCAGTTAAAGCATTTGTAGAACAAGATCATGAAGCACACATAAAAGTCCATATGGCTTTTGCTCAAGACCCTAAACTTAAACAGTTAGTTGGTCAAAGTCCTAATGCTGGTACCTTCCAAGCAGCTATGGAAGCTCATGTAGCAGAACATGTAGGGTTTGAGTATCGTAAGCAAATGGAAGAACAACTTGGAGTGCCACTACCAAAACTAGGCGAACCTTTACCAGTAGATGTGGAAGCAGATGTATCTAGATTATCTGCCGCTGCTGGGGAACAATTACTCCAAAAAAATACTGCTGAAGTACAACAACAGGAAGCTCAACAACAAGCTCAAGATCCACTTATTCAAATGCAGCAAGCTGAACTACAGATTAAGCAACAAGAAGCTCAGACTAAAGCTCAAAAAACAATGGCTGATATTGAAGTGGATAAAGCTCGTTTAGCTATTGAGCAGGAAAAAGGACAATTAGATCGTATGGAAATGGAATCCCGTGAACGTATAGAAGGAGCCAAAATAGGGGCTCAAGCAATAGAAAAAGATAAAGATTTACAGGCTAAGCAGTTAATAGAAGGAGCCAAATTAGGCGTAAAAGTAGTACAAGAAGATAGGTCTAGAAAAGATAAAACTCATGATGTTAAATTAAAAGAAAGAACTGAGAGGAAAGATACTAAAACACAAACCGAAGGGTGACAATTATGCAAGAAGAAACGTTAAAACTTCTGTCTGATAAAATAGAAGAGAGACGCAAAGAGATGTTAGAAAGTTTAGGAGATGGTACAGCTGATAATTATGGAGCTTACCAACATGCCTGTGGGGTGGTACGAGGTTATCTCATAGTGCAGTCGATGATTGCTGAAGGACTTAGATCATTGAAACAGGAGGACGAAGATGAGTGAAATCATAGCTCCTGAGCACATTGTAGATGAACAAAAAGAGTTAGCTAAAAGAGATGCGCCTGCAAAAAAGGTAAAGAAAGTAAAAAAGGTTGAAGAAATACAGACCGCTTCACAATTACCTGATGTTAAAGGGTTTAGGATTCTATGTGCTGTACCTCAGGTAGAAGGTACTTATGATAGCGGTATCGTAAAAGCACAAAAAACTAAAAGTATTGAAGAAAGTTCTACGGTTGTACTTTTTGTAATGAAGCTGGGAGATATGGCTTATATTGATGAGCAACGTTTTCCAACTGGACCGTGGTGTAAAGAAGGTGATTTTGTTATAACTAGAGCATATTCGGGCACTCGTATCAGGATTCATGGTCGAGAGTTCCGCATTATTAACGATGATACTGTCGAGGCTGTTGTAGACGACCCTCGTGGGTATGAACGCGCATAGGAGAAATAAGATGAGTGATGAAATTATTAACGAAATCCCTGCTGAATTTCAAGGGGAAGAAGTAGAAGTAAAAATGGAAGAGACGGAAACTGTGGTAGTTGCTCCTCCTGATGATATAGAAAAAGTAGAACAAGAACCTAAGCTTCAGGCGGAAGATTTATTAATTGAAGAAGAAGATGATACTCCAGTAGCAGATAGGAATAGAGACCCACTCCCCCAAAATGTAGTAGAAGAAATAGAAAAGGATACTTTAGAAGGGTATTCAGATCGTGTTAAACAACGTATGGCTCAGCTTAAAAAAGTTTGGCATGACGAAAGAAGAGCAAAAGAATCTGCTGAAAGGGAGAAAGAAGAAGCTATAAAATTTGCTAGAAATATTAGTGGAGAAAACACCAACCTTAAAAAGACTTTGAGCACAGGAGAAGCAGAGTATATTAAGGCGCTTCAAACTTCTACTGAAAGTGAAATGGAAGTAGCTAAACGTAATTATAGCGATGCTTATGAGACAGGAGAAACTGATCTTATTGTAGAAGCTCAAGCTGCTATGAATGAAGCGCAATATAAGTTAGCTAGAGCTAAAGGTTTAAGACCTAAGTATTCTGGTGAAACATCTTTACAAGATGGTAAAAACAGTGTACAAAATGAATCATTACAACCTAGAGTACCCGTACCTGATGCTAGAGCCCAATCATGGCAAGCAAAAAATAACTGGTTCGGCAAAGATGAAGAGATGACTAGCTTAGCTTTAGGGATGCATGAAAAGTTAGTCAGGTCAGGAATTGACCCTTCTTCGGATGTTTACTACCGTCGTATAGATGAGACGATGCAAAAACGGTTCCCAGAAAATTTTGGGAACGGTACGTTGGAGCAGGATAAACCTAGCCAACGCAAACCTTCAAATGTAGTTGCTCCAGCAACGCGGACTACCGCGCCAAAGAAAATACGTTTATCGAAAACGCAAGTTGCTTTAGCTAAAAAGCTTAAGCTAACGCCGGAACAATATGCACGAGAAATGATGAAATTGGAGAATGCAAATGGATAAAGTTACAAAAAAAGAAGTTAAGGCTGTTAAAAAAGAACGTGTAACCACGGAAAAAGTTAACAGAGAAGACCGTGAAATTGAAACTCGCGAAGAAACGCTAAAAACTAAACAATGGGAACCTTCGTCGTTGTTACCAGATTTTGAGAAACAACCAGGATGGGCCTATAGGTGGATTAGAGTTTCGCTTTTAAATGTAGCTGATAACATAAATGTATCCTCTAAAATGCGTGAGGGCTGGGAACCGGTTAAACATTCCGAATACCCAGAAATCAAGTTGGTAGCAGATCCTAACTCATCTTTTAAAGATGCAGTTGAAATTGGTGGTCTGTTGCTATGTAAAGCCCCACAAGAGATGGTGGATCAGAGAAATGCTTACTATAAGCAAAGAACTGATAATCAGACTGAAGCTATTGAAAACCATTACATGAATCAAAACGATCCACGTATGCCTAAGTTTTCAGACGGACGTCAAACTACCTCTTTTGGAAAGGGCAATAAATAAATAAATTAAGGAGACACAATAATGGCTACTACAGCAACCCCTTATGGGTTCAAGCCTCTTAACCATGTTGGCGGTACCCCCTATGCGGGAGCCGTTCGACATATAAGTATTGCGTCTGGATTTGGAACAAACATCTTTAACGGCTCTATAGTTAATATAGTAGCAGCTGGTACTATTGAAATAGTTGTTACTTTAGGTACATCAGGTGGTGCAGTATTTCCAGCTGGCGTAATTGGTGTTTTTGTAGGTTGTACTTATACTGACCCTACCAGTAAGAACAAAACATTCTCGAACCACTGGCCTACAGGTACAGTTGCTTCGGATGCGATGGCTTACGTGGTAGATGATCCCGGTGTGCTATTTATGGCACAAGCGGATGCCACAGTTGCACAGGCAGGTTTAGGTGCTAACGCATCACTAACTGCTATTCAAAGTACATCTACAGGTTCTACTACAACCGGAGTTTCAAACACATCATTAAATGCAACTCTTACTCAAACTGTAACGAATGTATTTCGTGTTGTAGATTTTGTAGAAAGTCCAGACTCAACAGTGGGTGATGCCTTTACTGACTTAATCGTCAAGTTTAATGCAGGTATTCACTCTTATGAAAACACAACCGGTATTTAAGGAGATATAAGACATGGCAATTTCAAGAGCGCAATTAATGAAAGAATTGCTCCCTGGCCTAAATGCCTTATTCGGACTTGAATATGCGCGTTATGGTCAAGAGCACAAGGAGATCTTTGAAACAGAGTCATCTGATAGATCTTTTGAAGAAGAAACAAAACTGTCTGGTTTCGGATCAGCACCTACCAAAACGGAAGGTTCTGCTATTGCGTATGACAACGCACAAGAAGCTTGGACAGCTCGTTACAATCACGTAACAATCGCTTTGGGTTTCAGTTTAACTGAAGAAGCGGTAGAGGATAATCTATACGATAGTCTTTCTGCTCGCTATACCAAGGCTCTAGCTAGATCAATGGCTAATACTAAACAAGTAAGAGCAGCTAATATTCTTAATAACGGTTTCAGCGCCAGTTTTCTTGGCGGCGATGATCGTTCTTTGTTTGGTACTAATGCAGCAGCTGCTGTAACTAACCATCCTCTAGTTAGTGGTGGTACGAATAGTAATACTCAGGCAACTCCCTCTGATTTGAATGAAACCGCATTGGAAAATGCAGTAATTCAGATTTCAAATTGGACAGATGAAAGAGGATTATTAATCGCTGCCAAACCACGCAGACTGGTAATTCCATCAGATTTACAATTCGTTGCAACTCGTTTATTAGATACTGCCCAACGTCCGGGTACAGCTGATAACGACATTAACGCATTGAAAAATAATGGTGCAATTCCAGAAGGTTACTCAGTTAATCATTTCTTAACTGACACCGATGCGTACTTCCTAACTACTGATGTACCTAATGGTATGAAACATTTCGAGCGTACAGCGTTGTCAACATCTATGGATGGTGACTTCGATACTGGTAACGTACGTTACAAGGCTCGTGAACGTTATTCCTTTGGGTGGTCAGATCCACTAGGAATGTTTGGATCACCAGGTGCTTAATTTTCCATTCACCTTTTATTAAGTGACTGGATCCTAAACATAGCCCCGCTTCGGCGGGGTTTTTTTTGCGTTGTGTAAAAGTCTTAAATTGTGTAGCATTAAGCAAACCGGGATAACCGGCTTACTAAACTGCCCCGGCAGACGCATACAAGATTAGTAAGCTTAACTCTGTATGGAGAAATTAACATGGCAAGAACCACATTCTCAGGTCCAGTCGTATCACAAAGCGGCTTTCTATCAGACCACACCACCAGCGCAGCTATTAACGCAACTGCAGTTGCAACCGCAGCAGAAGTAGCTACCGGGTATATCACTTCAACATCCGCAGCCGGAACAAGTATTACATTTCCAACTGGAACTCTTTTAGGTGCTGAATTACAGGCAACTGCAGGAACAGTTTTGGAATTAATTATTGATAACACTGCTGGTGCTAATGTAGTAACAATGGTTGTTAGCACAAATGCAATTTTATCAGACGCTGCTGGTACTACTGCAGGCTCTTTTGGTGATCTAACTACTGCCGCAGGTGTTACAGGTATGGCTCGGTATACTTTATTATTTAGTAGTGCCACTGCTTATACTATTACACGTACTGCTTAATAGGAGGCTATTATGAGCACAAGTGATGTTTGGGCTATTACGCCCTCAGTCGATGATGATAGATATAGAGCAGATGCAGGTATATCAGGGGCAAAAAGTCTTGCTCTTATAACTCACGATGCTGGTGTAAATGGTATAGGTTATAAAGTTCTTATTACTTCTGCTGGCAATGATACAGGTATAACTTTTACTATAGTTGGTCAGGCAGTCGGTGATCTAACCGGCACTGCTACAACTGAAGTAGTTACAGGAGCTTCTGGAGCTGCGGCTACCTCAACTAACTTTTTTGCTTACATTCAATCAATTACAACTTCTGGTGCAGCGGCTGGTAATGTAAAAATAGGAACTGTAGGTTCCTTAGCTTTACCACGTACAAGAATTAGAGGATTTCAATATGTAGCAGCTGCAAGTGCTGGGTCTATAGTTTTTAATCTAAACAGTACTTCCGGTGCAGAACTTCTAAAAGTTAATACCCCAGCCGGTGCGACTATTACACAGCAAATGTCTATACCTGGCGCTGGTATATTAACTACCAGAAGTAATAACACAGATTTTGCCATTATGACGCTGACCCAGATAGGGGCATCGTTAATAACGGTATTCTGTGGCTAGTATTTAAGTAATTTTTACTACTATGCTGCAACACATGAAAGAAGAAACAAAGAGTATAGTAGACTTAGCTTCTATGTTTACGGTATTGGGAACGCTGTTAGAATGGCTTCCCTACTTAGCCGCATTTTTTACAATAGTATGGACAGCAATACGTATTTGGGAAACCGATACAATTCAGGGATGGCGACGAAAGTAAATATCTTATTAAGGAGAAAGTAAAATGCCAAGAGTCGGAAATAAACATTACCCTTACACACCCGAAGGGAGAGCAGCAGCTGCTAGAGATAAACAAGGCAGAGGGTTAACAGCTACAGAAGGTTTTAATCAGCCAGGACAGTTAGACGATGCCGCTGGTAGAGCTATGTACGCCGGTGGTGGAAAAATAAGTAAATGGCTACGTAAAAAAATGAAAGATCCTGAATTTGTAGCTAGGGCTCAATCAGATCCTAAATTCATAAAAATGTTAAAAGAAACACCAAGCAAAGCGCATAAACCTAAAAAAGCAAAAGAATTGCATCAGGCAGTAGGGCTTAAAAAAGGCGGTAAAGTGAAAAAGCAGGGATATGATTCTCGTCTTGATGAATCTTTAGGTGTTCGTCATGGTAAGAAGAAAGAACAAAAATATAAAGATCGTCGTGATGAAAGTAGAGCTATGGCTAAAAAAGGTAGATCAAAAGCTTCAAAACGTGGTGATGGTGTAGCTAGACAAGGTCATACTAAAGGCCGTTTAGTTTAATAGGAGTTTATAAATGGTAGCTCCTGTTATAGCTGGACTTAGTCGGATAGTAGTAAGTTTTGCAAGATCCGCTGCGGGGAAGCAATTTTTAAAAAGGCTTAAAGACGCAGGAAAAAATCCTGCAGAAAGAAAGTCACTATTAACAGCAGAAGTACAAAAAAGCTTTAGAGATTCCCCCGGCATAAGACAACGATTAATATCTCTTGAACAAGGAGCTACAGAAGAATTATCGTTATCTCAACGTTTAGCTAAAAAAAGAGTCAAAAAACACGATTTTGTTCAAAGAACTGGCTATGTAAAAAAAGCTGAAAAGGATAGGTATCAAAAAGCTTTAGATGAAGGAACAGAAGCAGCTCTAACAAAAGGTGAGCAAGCCCAAATAACTAAGTTAATTGATAAAGGCAAACTTAAACCTAATCCTATGTTTGCTCCTAAAAAAGCTCCGCTGGGAGAAAGAACTAGAGAAACCCAGTTTGATATGTTTGATGAAGCAAAGATAATCCGCACAGGTGCTGTAAAGCACAAAGCTGAAGGTGCTGTTAGTACTACTAAAGCAAGTATGCTTAGAAAAAGGATTCAAGACACTGACGAGCAGATAGAAAAACTTAAAGCTAAATTAGAATCAGCATATGATAACAAGTTATCAGACGACGTTAAATATAATATAACTCAACAACTAGATAAGGCTATGGCTAAGTCAGATAGGCTTAAAAATAAATTAGTAACCTCAGCACAACAGCAAACTTTATTTGGCGCAGATGTTAGAGATGAATTTTCAGAGAAATCTGCAGCTCTGGCAGCGGCATCTCAAAGATCACTAATTGAAGCACGAGCTAAAGCACAAGCCGCAGAGCTAACGAAAGCAGGGGAAGAAAGATTAATCCAACAACAAGCAGCTAATATACGATCCGATATAGCAAGAGACCCTAGCAAGTTGCCTAAAGATGTATACAGAAAACCATATAATCCACAGGAATATGGGTTTGAAGGATATAACCCTAGATATAAAGGCGCTCCTAGAGCAGGAGCAGAAACTGTTTATGGTAAAGGTAAAACAGGATCTGTAGGGTATGTTAGTCCTAGTCGTTCAGGGACAATAGGTGGTAAAGGTCAAGCAGAATTACCTGAATATACTTTAGAAGGAGGTAGCGCAGCAGCGAAAGCTAATGTACCAAAAACACAAGGCGCAGCTCCTGCGTTTGCAAAAGAATTAACGGGTCGTCAAACAAGAAGGTCTATGGAGGCTATAACTCCTGCAGATGATATATTAGCAGGCGTTCCTTACAAACTTAACCCTAAAGGCAAATATACATTTGCACACCCTATAACCGGGGATGTAAAGACATCTACAGTAACTAGAACAGGACCTGACAGCCCTCTTGCTAATATAGCATATGCAGCTGGTCTTAAAAATAGAGCTAAAGGATCCTTATGGCCCGCATCTAGAATGGAGGGTTTAGCCAAAAACAGAAAACCTGAAGTTCGATGGGGTGGTAAATATGGGGAAAGAAATCCTGCAAATAGTAAATATGGTCTGACTATTGATGAGTATAGAATGCTAAATAAAGCACAAAAACATGAGTTAAGCAGACGATTGGATTTAGCAAAGGCTGGAGGAGCGAGAGTTTCTAAGGAAGCAACGGGTTATAAAATACCTCCTGAATTAACGCAAACTGGAATAACTAAAGCAGAATATGCTGGTGTTAAGGATCAATTAAGACCAGGGGGAATGAGTCAATGGCAGTTAGCTAAACAGCTGGATAGAGCTGATAAAAGAATAACAGGGCAAGCACCTGCAGCGGGAAGAATTGATAAAACTCATCGCAAAGTTATTCTTGACGATGGAACTGAAATGAATAGAGCAGACTTTAGAAAACTTCCACCAATGGAAAGATTGGGTATGCTCGATAAAAGTTTTGCTACCGCATCACCAAAAGGACAAGGATTTAAAAGTTTAACTAAACAACAAGAAAGATTAGATGAAATCAAAAAGCCTAAAGAATGGTGGGATACTGGCGCACCTGACAAACCTATGGATTTTACAAAAAGTTATAGAGGTGAAACTAAAGGTCAGGCGACGAGAAAAATGAAAAGGGGGGTGTTAAACTTTATGAAAAAGGCTCTTAAATTAGATGGGAAAGAATATGCAAAACTTAAGCCAACTGAAAGAAATGCGCTTTACACTTTTGTCAGAGAGTTTCCTGGAGGACCAAAAAAAGCCGCAGAAGCGATTATAAGAGGCGCATCAAAAGAAGGAGAAGTAGAAGTTGGGCATCTACTAAATATGCTTAGGGAATCAGGATTTTTACGGGCTACTCCAAATCTTATAGCCCCATTTAAGAAAGGCGGCCCTGTAGATGAGAATTGGATACAAAAAGTTAGGTCTCGTATACAGAAAAAGGGCACTGAAGGGGTATGTACAGATGAAAAATATGGGAGTTCCTCTTGTCCTCCAGGGTCTAAAAGGTATAACCTAGCTAAAACTTTTAGAAGTATGAATAGAAAGAGGGCATAAGATGGCTACTTCAGGAACAACTGATTTTAATTTAGACTTAAATTTGCTAGTAGAAGAAGCATTTGAGCGTTGTGGTGGAGAATTACGTACTGGTTATGATTTAAAAACCGCAACTCGTAGTCTTAA